CAACCCTGTTTTACAAGGTGCGAGGATTTAAAGACGCTATGCGAGCCGGGAAGGAGTCCGAAATGGTCGAGTATTTTAGTCGCATGGAAGACATACGCGGTATTCATTCTGCTGGGCTGATCGATTTAGAGGATGAAGTCCTGGAGATATCACAGACCATCGCTAACCTGGCCCAAGCCGATCAGATAACGCTCCGCCGACTGGCGATGGTGACGGGTATGTCGATCACTTCACTGGTTGGTGAGAATGCCAAAGGGCTAAATAGTACCGGTGAGAATGAAGCAAAGATGGATCAGGACATGATCGAATCGTTACAGTCTGAATACTTGCTGGAACCAATCAACCACCTGATGCGCAAATGCGATCAAGGCATCGTATCATTCAAAGAAAACCAGGGCGAGACGGCGGGGGATCGTATCGAGTATGACACCAAGGCTATCGACAATGCGACGAAATTGCAGCTTATGGGCGAGGACTACAAATTGTATCTTGAGGATAAAGACATTATCCAGCAAGATGATTTAGCCGAGTTTTTTAAAGATGAAGCGTAACATCATCGCCGATAAACCGACGCCGATCAAGGCACCGGGCACACCACGGGCACAAGAACGGGAGCTTGAACAGGCGGCATCCTATCTGATCGAACAGATCAGCCAGCGGTTCCATAACCAGGTATTTAAAGAACTGCAAGCTTCCACGGTCGGTAAGTTTGCCGATTCTGTGCCCCTGACCGATGCACAAGTCGGCAACTATGCAAAGGTCTATTTGCGCCTGGCCAATCGTGTACGTCGAAAACTATTAAAACAATTTGATGATAAACGGATCGAGGAGTTGGTCGGTAAGGTACTCGATAAGGTAAATCGTCGAAATCGTTCGGAGCTATATGCAAAGGTCGAACAACGGATCGGTTTATCGACCAAAGAGCTGACCGCTACCGAGGGCTTGATGGCTAACATTAATGCGTTAACGCTGGAAACAGCGCAATGGGTTAAAAAGCTGCGCGACGATACCCTGGAGATGTATACCGCAAATAGCTTGCACGCCATGACTACGGGCTCCTCGCTTGAAGAGATCATGGAGCAATTCGAGGGGCTGGCCGAAAAGCGCAGGAACCACGCCCGGTTTACTGCTCGCAATCAGATCGCTAACTTCAATAGCATTACCACCAAACTACGTGCGCAAAACTTGGGCATTACCCGCGCCCGGTGGATCACGTCGCGGGACGAGCGGGTACGGGATAGCCATATCGATAGGGACAAAAAAGAGTTTGACCTGGATAAAGGCCTGTATAGTTCGAAGGATCAAAAATGGCTACTGCCCGGCGTCGATTACCAATGCCGGTGTGATTATGAGTTGATAATCCCAGACGATAATGCTATAACTGAATAGAATGTTATATAAATAACATTCTATTAACCACAATAAAGGAAAAACATTATGAAAAAATTACTATTTTCATGTGTTGCCGCCTTATTGGCTTTTACGTTATCGATGCCGATAGCGTTTGCTGATGTTGGTCCGGCATATACAGTTATGTTTCATCAAGCGGATCAAATCACAAACGATGCAAGCGTTAGGTCTGCCCAGTGCACGCATCCGGCTGGATTCCATCAATCAGATCAAATTGCAAGCGACGTGAATTTTATTAAAATGACAACCGATCCTATCGAACAGCCTGCCCGATCTGGTGACGGTTTGTTTAGGTGGGTTCACGACACACCTGTGCTGGTTATCGCTGAAACAAGAGCCACCCGGAATGCCAATGTACTAGCCGCCTAAAAAGCGGCCCACAGATAGAGGAGAAGCCGCCCTACAACGGGGCGGCTTTTTTAGACCTATACTCTTTGATTATAGAACGTATAGCTATCCCGCCGATAACCCATTCAAAAAACATAACAATAATCCAGTATACATGCCCGCTCTCCACCATAGACAGGCAAAGAATCGTGACCATAAAAATTAAAAATAGATGCCATACTATTTTTCTGGTGTACATATTTCACCTCATTAAAATTTCAATTCCATATTGATTGCCTTACCAAACCACAGGATAGACAAGTCGGATCGAATATCATACTCAACGGCCAGCATCGATTTGATACCATCGCCATAACCACTCACCCCGCCCATCCCTATACGCAGGCGGGGGGTAATAGGGACAATCCCAACCGCATACAGCGATAGCTGTTTATAACTATTAACCACACCGCCGATCCGCATATGATCAAACGGATCATATGCTACACCCGGATTAATATTGTTTAACTCTTCGTCAGTAGCAAAATGCATCGATACCGTGTGCACTGTCCAACCACCTTGATCGGCGCATAGGGGGCCGGTGATAAGCAATACCAGAATTACGATTGTATATTTCATTACTCACTACCTACAGGCAGGTAACCTAGTTGCGTTAGCCGGGTGCGTATGGTGTCGCCCAGCATTGCTATATCATAACGCGCTAAATTGTGGGCGCTAGCAATTTGTCTAAATTTAACTTCTGCGGCTCCTTCGCCGTTTCGGTAATAAGTAGCTACACAATTGTCGACATCTATTTTTATACTGGCAGGTAAACGCCCGTACACACTAAAGTCAGTTTTTAATTGTTTCATCAGTATTTTTCCCACAAGTCACTTCGTTTTTGTAGTTGCCTACCTGATAAAAAACCGCCGTCATCATAGTATTCTTTAATACTTTTAATAAAATCTTTTTCCCATTCGGATAAGCGGGGGTTTTCCGATAAACGATCTAGGACATGTTGTATGCCATCTCTATTATTGTTAAATGAATAATCAGCCCTTATTTTTTTACTCTTAGCGATTGCGAAGCCTTGCGGCTTGCAACATGTTGATCCCTTGCGCTGAACACTGTGCCGCATCGCTAAGATCAATTTGGACACATCGACAACCCGGATGCTCGATGCCCTGGTGATATTTCTTACCGTGGTAAAACCAGTAAATAGTCAGCTCGGCGGGTGTTAAATACGGACGCCACCATTTAGGACTAGAAAGTGTGCGGCGAACTAAGGGCCCTGTTCGGGAATCGTTTTGTGCGATCCATTTAAGCATTATCCTGTCCTCTGTTTGCGTGTTCGTGCCAGCGCCCGGTATACCGTGCTGGGGCTAATCCCCTCCGCTCTGGCCGCGGCATGGGGGTTGGTGCCCCGTCGAACGGCGGCCAGGGCGCGCACGGTTGCGTCGGATTGTTTGCGAGTCATTTGATAGATTGCCCATAGTGATAGCTGCCTTCTTTTCGCCAAATACGGCGCCATATTTGATCATAACGTTTTTGGCTGACGGCGCCTGGTTGCCCTATGTCTTGGGTTAAACCCTCCGGATGATAGTTAAAAACCGTGGAATAACTAAGAGCGGCTAGTAATGCACTATTTTCGTGTGTCATGGTTCGTTCTCCTGTTAAATTAACATTAGCGCATAACGCACTAGTGCGCAACGATTATAAATTATTTATTTTTCACCTAGCTATTGACCGAGCCGTCAACGTGTGCTAGTTGACAGCCGATCCCCGATCCGCTATAAGTCTGTTATGCCAAAGAATTTAGAAAAATGCGTTAAATCATTAATTGGACAGGGCAAGACGGAAGCGTCAGCCTACGCTATTTGCAGCGTTCAATTCAAAGACACATACAGTGGTGAATTCCGCGATTCAGTAGTATTTAATGCGTCGGAAAAACAGGCTATATCCGTACGCGATGGCGTGATCGAGTACCTGGGGATCGAACTGGGGATGGAACCCCCCGACCAAATGTTTACGGTCTATCGTTCCCCGGCTACTATTGCCAACACTGCGCCGAAAATGAACGGGCTACCTATTACAGACGATCACGTCCCGTTAGATGTTACACCGCCCGGCGATGGCGGCTTTGTAGCCGAGGCGGAAATGATCGACGCGCACGAGCCCTTAACACGCACCACCATTGCTATACGTAATAAATTGGCAGTCAGCGATACATTGCTGGCCACCATCGAAGCCGGTAAGCGGGAGTTATCTCTCGGCTACCATGCCGACCTAGTTCCGCATGACGAATATGACTTTGAACAACTTAACATACAGCCGCATCATCTGGCCGCGCTACAAGCGGGCCGCTGTGGATCGATGTGCAGTTTTATAGACCGTAAACCTACAACCGAGGATGAACCAATGAGATTACATAAGGCTTTTTGCGATGCAGAGGGGGCAATGAACCTGCAACAGATTGTCGAACTATCCACCGCGCTACCCGAGGCAATCAAATCGGTACCCGTGGATCAATTGGCAAAATTACTGCCCGCCTTGCAGAAAATTGTCGAAGTGGCAAAAAGCGTAATGCCGGGGACGGGGGAAGGCGAGCCCGTCATCGATGCGAATTTGGAAAATCAAGGCGAAGGCGAGGATAAACCCGCCTTCGATGGTGAGTCAGCGGAAAAGAACGACGACGACGATGACAAGCCCTCATTTTCTGATGCCGATATGAAGGCCGCTACGGATAAGGCGATTAAATTACACGCTGTTACCATCGAAAAGGCGCGAGACTTTTTGCCCGAGACTTATGCCTTTGCCGACAAAAACACCGTTGACATTATGCGCGATGCATTGGCTACCGTTGAGACAGAGAAATTCGCCGACAACGAATTGGCGCTTGCTTTCAAATTATTGAAAAAACCGGCGGCTAGCTACAAAGCTTTCGGGGATTCCGATCAGAAAGCCGAGTTTTCTAAACTTAAAGATAAGGAGTTATAATCATGGCATTTGGCACTGGTCATCTTGACGATCCACAAGCGGTAGGCGCTGGCGAACGAATGGGCGTTAGTAATATCGTCCTATCCGCTCTTGTTTTTGAAGATGCTTTAAAGGTTGGGCGTTTTGCCAAACTGGATACCGACAGCATCGATAATATGGACGGCTCTGCAACCCCCGTTATCGCGGGTGTTATTTTGCGTAATGTCGCCAATCCGGTTGAAGACGGGGCGACAATTGATAGCGCCTTGTATGAACAAATCGAATACATGCGTCAGGGTCTTATAACTGTCGATGTAAAAACCGGCGAAACGCCCGCACTGTTTGATCGGGTGTACGTCAGTAA